ATGCTTTACATACGGGCTATGAAGCTATGATTCCTGCACCGAATTTAATTGATAACGTAATTCTGGACTAAGTTTTTGTTTTTGTGATTGCTTCTGTGATTGCTTCAATTTAAGTGTTTTTGGTCGTCTGACACGTTTCTTGGTTCGTAATGTGCTCTGAACGCGAGTTGATTTGTTGCTACTTTTTCGACGCAGACTTTTGGGGGTATTTTTCTTTTTCTTCCTCGTGGACACCTTCTTGGATTTCATAGATTTCATAGATTTCATAGATTTCATAGATTTCATAGATTTCTTTCTCGTAGACACCTTCTTTGGAGTGGTAGATTTCTTTCTCGTCGATTGTTTTTTCATACAAGTTTGTGGCGAACTCTCATTTGGTGCTGGCATATGTCTTACCAGTGAGGGTGTTTGCTGATTTGAAGAAGCACTGTTCATTCCCAAAATTGTGATAGGACCGACATCTTCAGGAGTGAGCAATTCACCTTTGATACGTTCAATTAGTTCTAAAGAAGAGCGGTTCTTTTTCCCTTTTGGAAGCAATGTGTCCAAGTCGTGAAAGTCAGATAGGTTGACATCTCGAATGTGCATATTATTTCCATTAACATGTAATAAGACGTCCATATTATGACCATCGTGAGAATGAATTTGGAGCGATCGTTCATCAACGACGTTTCCATTTGTGATTATATGACTACTTCCTTGGGTATAAAATTCAGAATTACCATACATACATAACCATCACAAAAAACTTTTTATCTTGCAGATTGAAACAAGAATAAACAAGAATAATTAAAATATAATCCCTATTTATGGGAGTGTCCGCCAAAATGAAAAATGCATTAAGGAAAAAGAATTTGAATAACGAGAAAAATAACAACGGTAACGGCAAGAATATATCAGAAACACTCATGGAGAATGGTGATACAGATGAGTATTGTGATAAAGATACACAAACAATGTATATACCTGTGATTGTCGATTCAGGTGCAACGCGCCATTGTACACACGATGATACTTATATGAACAATAAAATAAAGGACGATGTTACCATCATATTAGGCAATGGTAAGTCAGTCAAGGCATATTCTTCTGGGTCAATAGGCCCTCTTGAGAATGTGTTACATGTTCCGCACCTTCGTTATTTTTTGTTTTCCATATCCGCCTATTTATCTGAGCCAACAAACCATAGAAAAACTATATCATTTGATGAAACCCACATGTACATCATGGAGGACGATAATGTCATTGCAACAGGAACGAAAGACAACAACACAGGTTTGTATAATTTATACATAACTACAAATTGTAAAGTAGAAAAGAAAAGCAGAAAATCTGAAGTAGCAAATATTACGAGTATAAACGCTGCTACACGTTCTAACAAGCATAAAAAAAGAGCGTATGTTCTTAACGCCACACGCAAGAATAATTCCAAGTATAAGAAAAACAGATTCGGAAACAACGCGTATGCAATGTCTGCAATGTCCAAGTAATCAATCTGTAGAGTATTTTACTAATTGATGTAGTGATTTTCTCATTTCAGCACACATTTTCGAACGGAAATGAATAGACGTGCCGACGAATTTTATGAATTGCTGTTCATAAAATTTATGGAATCGTTCATTGTTGTCGGACACTTTCCCTGTATTTGTTTTATTCCATTGGTGGAATTGCCCTAAAAAGAGTTGGTAAATATGGAATATTGCTTTATCAATTGAATCATGATCCACATGTTTCCATACATTTTCTTCATTTTCTAATGTGTATATGTAAAACTGAATATTTTGATTGCGTTGAATGCTACACAGTGGGACATTTGTGATTGGATTCATTTGTGTATTGAGAAATGATGTTAATCCTTCAACTAATGTGTTCTCAAATACAATTGTTAAGTCCTTTTGAGATACGACAAGCGTTTTCAACCATGAGTCAAAGACCATGTTAGGTTTCCTCATCGTATGAGATGTATTTAGTAATTGTGAAACATGATGTCTCTTGCGAACATGTTCCACAACCAAGTCGTTAGGATTGAATGACGACGAATTCAATGGTGTAATCTTTTTTTCTATAATCGTTGATTTTATGGATTCTAATTCTTCACGTAGCTCTTGGTTTTCTTCACGAATATGTTTGTATTGAAATGCCAATTCTTCGACCATGCGGTGTAAATCTAATATACTGGGCAATGCGTGATTATGGTAATCTGATTGTATACACTCTTTAGGGTTCTGTTTACGTTCGTGTAGAAGTGCACATCCACTTATGTGTCTTTCATAAAAGATTCTACGTGCATAATTACGATTACAATAATGACATACATATTTTTTGGTCGAATTTTGGAGTTCAACTCCCAACATCTTATGTAATAAACCAATGGTCAAAAGAAGGTTTCAATTTTATCAAATAAAATTATCAATGCAATATATATGAATTATTATCATACCACAAAACGAATGGAATGTGATCCATCTCTTAATATGCTACACTTCTTTGGACACTTCTCTCCATATTATCAATGTCAAGACGCATATGACTCAAATAAAACCAACATACCTCATCATGAACCATGTGTGACATGTACAGGGCGGTCAACATCTCAAAGAACAGATGAACAAACCAACGCTTTAGTAAATAAACAAGTCCGTATTTCGTCATCACAACATATGAATCATACAATGTCAACAAAAACATTCGACAAGCCATTAGCATCGAATTGCCAACAATGGAATAATATGAGTGATCGCATTCAAGCAAGTGTTTCAAGGGTAGAAGTTCCTACTCGTGGCAATTCAACCAAACGTAGTGTCACAAAGCTTCGTCCAGGCTCTATGTCTGCACTTGGTACTGGTGTGGATGTAAAACATAACTCATATGACCGATACCTACGAAAGAAGAAGGGGTTTGTGATACATAAACGTTGTGTATAATTTTTTTATTTCTTATGTACAATGTAAGATGCCAAAATTTTCTATGCTGTTTTCCAATGTTAATGCGTCAGTTCAACCACACACGAGTAGAACTGGTATCAACCAAATTTTAGGAAATAAGACACATAATTCTACTCGTCAAATCCAAAATAAACAAACATCCATGACAAGTATGTTTTCAAGAATACAGAATGCATCGCGTGGTTGTGGTTCGTGCGGTAAATCAAGAAAGTAGTCATTTTTGACATTTTCATGAATCATGTTCATTCATTTTCGATAGCATGGTAAGTATTCAATAGCATGGTGAGTATTCAATAGCACATTGTATATGGAGAAAAAGAATTATTATTTTGAGTATTATATTTATATCGTGGTAATGTATAATGGCTGTGTTTACTCTTTCCGCTTTGAACTCTAGCTTCACTCTTGATGCTAGTGCCAAACTTTTAGCTTACTTAGCTCCTACCATCCTCACTTGTTCCGCTGAGGCTGTGATCCACGTGAAGAGCTCCGATTTACGTGATCTTTTCCGTTTCCAAACTGACGCTTCTTCCGTTGGTGATAGCTATGCGTCTGATATTGACACCAAGTATTTCCTTGACTCCACCAAACTTGACCTTATGTTTGCTACCAATGACCAAAGTGGTTCCGCTACTGACTGCTCTGGTAAGGTGCTTAACCCCGTCCATGCTGCCCTTGATAGCGTCACTGGTATCGGTTCCTCCGCTACTCATGCCACTGCCTCTGACAAGAACCAAAACCTTGTTCGTGCTGACTTCGTCCGCTACTTGGCTTACGAGACCACCGGAAGCGTGAACGGTGTTGATCTTTTCGACAACGAGAATGCTCTTCTTGAGGATTTAGGAGACAAGGGACATGTTGCGTTCTTTGAAACTATCCGTGCTGCGTTCGATGCTGCCGGAACCAATGCTGTTCCTTTAAGCAACGGAACCAGCGATGAATCTAATCTTGTGCGTCAAGTCATGCGTCAAATGACCGATGGCGAGAGAGACCGCTTTGCTGATCTCACTGCTTTACCTTTCAGCGATGACAATGGCGATCAACCCATCCCTTTCGAGGATGGTGATATTATTGAGTTCAAGCTCACTATCACTCCTCATGCGGATACCGAGGTTGTCACAACTGTAAACGGTGCTGATGGCACTGACCTTGGCGATCGTACTTACAGAATCAAGATTAAGTGTGTTTCTGATGCTAATGCTGCTTCTACCGGATACGAGAACTGGGTGCCTAGCATCACTTCTGCCGATGGACAAACCACTACTCTTGGAAACAAGAACTCTTACCTCAAGATTGTGGCATAGATAGTTAGCTCCTTTTAAAATATGGATTGACTCTCAAACCCTAATAAACCCCTATTAAATACTCTATAACAATTGTATAAAGTATTTAAGACACGTAAAGTCCATTAAAATTATATGTCTATAGTTCATATAGTATGAACCATTTTTTGCCACCAAACCCTCCTTACACAGACAAAGAGCATGCACGTGTTCATGAACGCGAAGTCGTGCAATCATTGAATGTTGATAGCTTATTTAGGAAACAGTATATGACATCAAACGCGAATGAATTCACTATAGAATTCCCAACAAGTATTAAAAATGTGATTCGCATGAAACTTTCTTCTGTTGAATTGCCTAACACTTGGTACACTTTCACCGATAAAAACAATACATTCGAAATTGGTATCTCTTATGACAATGGTGATGTTTCCACAAATACAATTGCTATTCCTGAAGGTAATTACAGTTCACTTGATTTCTCTGAACAATTAAATACGTATTTAAATAATCAACCTGCTAATACGTATCTGGAGCATTTAATGTTCGAAGTGGACGAATTTTCTAGTAAAGGGCGTTTTCGTTTCAAAACATATGATGAAGCGCAGAACGTTTATAACATTCCTGGTGTTATGAATGATAACACTATCACAAACGACGCAACGTATCAGAGTGTGATATTAACGAAAATTCGTTACTCTTTGAAATTCGCACTTGATACCCAAATCTGTAATGACACGCAGATGTATGAATCTGTAGGATGGACACTCGGATACAGAAAAACAGAATATGATTTCATAGATTATTTTAGCAGTATGACAAAATGGAATACTACTTATCATGGTGTAGTAGAGGCTGAAGGTGTTTTCGGGTCTAACAAGTTGAATTACTTATATTTGTCTGTGGATGATTATGTAAACAAGAGTAAAGAAGGTGTGTTAACTATTAACAACAGTAGAACGCACTTAAGTAAAAATATATTAGCGCGAATCACCGTGAAATACGGCTCATTCTATGTCAATTTAGACGGGGACGATGATGTGGTCCGTCATCGTGATTACTATGGTCCTGTAACTATTGAAAAATTACACGTAAAGTTATTAGACAAATACGGTAATTTAGTAAACTTAAATGGTAGCGATTTCTCATTTATTTTAGAATTCACACAATCACGATAATTTGATCAAGAGTGTTATTTATTGTATCGCATTAATATAATATGAATAATAGTCAAACACAAAGGTCACAAGGGGTAAATCTTATATCAAATACATCAGATAATAATGCTGCAACAGATAAAATTGTGAAGATTTTGTCAATCTTTCGTGGATATTTGAGTCAAGTGATAGATGATTACATTCGTGGTGATTTCGAGCGTCTACGTGATCAACAAGTGCTGAGAGTGATTGATTCATTGTCGTTACAATTGGTTGATACTACAAGAACTTCATCTGCATTACTAAAAGAGGCACGAGACATAGCAACATTAATTCAGCACATCATAACTTCTATGAAGATAGGTGCGAGTGAGAATCTAAAACTCCAAACAGCTAACGAAGACATGAAAACGGCGGAACAAAAATCAAGAGAGCTCAAGGAAGTATTGTCTGATGAAATTAAGCTGAATGCATATTTACTACAACAAAGTTCAAGTATGAGTTTCTTACCCCCAACACAGATTACATCAATTGCTCCTCGATTGAAACCTGAGTACGAAATTTATTTATATTTGTATGGATGGCCTGGTACAAATGTCTTTGACCAATCCAAGTTAGCTGCGGTACGACTTGATTTGAGTACTGGGCGCTATAAAGATTTCTATAAAGAATTAGAAGTGAACCAACAGCCCGGAGATTTAGAATTCGATAGAAGTGTAGGTACAATTAATGATGTCGTCCTTATGGCACAGTTTAATATTGACCCAAATAACCCGTTGATGCCAGAGGATCCGCGTATTACAGATATGGATATGGACAAACGTTCCGCTACAATTAACGACTTGGTTATTTTGGCACAGTATAACGTCGATCCTGACAATACGGATATTCCTATCATAAACTATCCTGAACAACCAGAACCGGAACCGGAACCGGAACCGGAACCGCAACCTGAGCCTGAACCGGAACCGGAACCAGAACCGGAACCAGAACCGCAACCTGAGCCTGAGCCCGAATATGAGCCTTTGTTCACTCTTCGTCTAACTCATGTACAGATAGATGATATATCTTACTCTAAAATAGAGGTTCTCACACAATATCGGCAAATTGCAGGTATTCGTCTACAATTCACTCAACCACATAATATGGTAGACGATTTTCTATTTAACGAACCAAATGGAAACTACTTTGATGAAAGCAAAACAGAATCTATCATCACGAAGAAAATATTCTTTGAAGGAGGTGGCTGGACCCTGACATTTTCAGAGAAAGTGATGAGTTTTGTCACTGGGTCAAATTATATATCTTCGTCAAGTGAATTTTATACTGTTTGTTATATTCCAGATCACATACTAGATTTCGATAGTGACTACTCAACCCTTTCCATATCGTATATGACGGAAGATTCTATTGCGTCAGTGATTTATGGAAATGATGATTATTTACACGTGATCAACAGTTATGACGACCCTATAAACATATACTAGACTTTCCCATTGAGTAGAATAATACATAAATTAATATTCCGTATAGCATGAGACCTATACAAACATTTTCGTCAATTTATAAAAATGAATACGGTGATGTGACAACGCCATATTCATTTGCTGAACACATGCTAAATTTCTTACCTGCTGAGCTGTATAAAAACCCATTGCTTCGTTGGTGTGATCCTTGTGCTGGACAAGGCACATTTGCATTGTTGTTGTATGAGAAATTGTTTATCCACTTAGACGAAAGCTTTCCTGACCCAACCCAACGAAAACAACATATATTAGAGAAAATGATAACAGTCATAGAACTGAATGGGGTATATGAAGATAGATTGCAAAACGAGTTTTTTGGGTGTCCAAATATATTCACCAAAACCAATTTTCTCTCGTTTCAACCCAAGGAAAAGTATAATGTCATTTTGGGAAACCCTCCATACAATAGTAATGGAGGTAAAAAGGTGCCTACAAATAAATCCGTCGCTAAAAAAGAAGATGGCACCACACTATGGATTCCATTTGTCAAACACGCATACAGCCTCTTACAAGACGACGGTCATTTACTCATGATTTTTCCATCGTTATGGATGAAGCCGGATAAAGCCAAAATGTACGATTTTATGATGGCGAAGCGTATTGAAAGGATTAGCACATTCACCAACACAGAGACGAATCGCATCTTTCATGGATGCGCACAGACACCAACTTGTATTTATTATGGTAGAAACACCAATGTGGCGAACGATCATCATATGATTCCATTCGTTGTCAATTACACAGAACCGGAGAAAATATATACGTACCACCATAAGATTCCCAACCCAATACCATTGTTAGGATGCTCTATTGCTTCGAAGCTATCTCACTACATTGATAAAGTGGGAAGTATGATGGATATTGTTCGAAAAACGAATCTACCAAGTAGCAAAATCGAAATATATAAAGAATTCTCTTCTGACAATTCAGAGAGATATCAAAATATCAAGTCTTGTCTACTATCCAAATCGAATGAACCATTTCTAGTGTACGATTATTCTGATACACCCCTTCCATATTATGGAAAATCAAAACTTGTCTTGGCCCATAAAATGTATGGCTTTCCTTATTATGACCAATCTGGTGCTTATGGTATATCTACACGTGATAATTATGTCATTTTGACATCTGAGAGAACACACAAACACACACATTCACAAATGTGCCTATTACAATCGTTTCTCTCAACAAGGTTTGCCTTATTCATGTATGAAACAACAAGGTACCGAATGAAGTTTCTCGAGAAATATGCGTTTGAATTAATCCCAAATATACTACGTATGCATGAATTCGAGAGATACGATAAAATAGATGATTGTAATATTGCCGATATTTTCAATCTCTCTGAAGACGAGAGAGAATACATAAACAATTTTCATCGCAAGAAATATGGTAACTTTTTAGATAAATGAAATAGCATTAATATGAGAGAAATTATAATAAAATTGAAATCATCTCTTATTTGAATATGAATATAGAAATGATTTATATAGCCGTAACAAGGTTTAATGAAGACACTTGGCGGGAAAATTTATATTATCGGGAGCGGAAGGAGCTTCGTGGATGTATTTATAATTCACCTATTTCAATACGCTCGTCTTTACCTATAAAAGCAACAATGTATGTATTAGAAATGAACAATACGACAAACAGAATAATGGGAGTAGGATACATTCAAAATCATGTCAAGGGAGTAAAACGCTACAACGTGTATTCCACTGGTTCGTATAATCGCTTCTCTTACATAGGAACTTGTCGTATCGATCAAAGTGAATTCACACATATGGAGCGACGAATTATGTGTTTCTTGGAAATATTACTTTTCAGAGGATGTGGTATTCGTGGCAAACATATGAAAAGAGGATCAGGTATACAATGTGTAAGTGAAAAAGTAATCAGTAAATGTAAACACATCTTAAATCTCAAGAAATTCATTGAATGTATGTTTTCAACGCGGTTTCAAAAATATATAGAAAATGTGCCAGACACTAATTCCAATTTAGACTCCAACGTCCATCAACACTAATGTTTCCTCTCTAAAGCTCCTTTTTTTGCTGGTGCAACAGCTCCTGAGCTACGAGAGCGACGTAAATGACTACGGACAATGTTGTTTTGAACGGTTTTTTCACCTGTCACACTTTTATCTGTCGTCTGTGCGAAATTTGCAATGCGTCGCCCACGCGTGACGTCAGACGCAGATTGGTTCGGTAGCACTTTCATCCCCATTCCAACTTTACCAGCTGCATCAGATTTCAAAAATGCCATTCTTGGTTTAGCACGTACACCGAGTGTACGGTTCAGAGAGAACATGCCATTGCTATCCTTTGGGTATAGTTTTGTTCCAATCATACATTATATGTATAAAAATAAAATAGAATATGCAAGAGTATATAAAGTATGAATATGAATGTGAACTCTTATACAATAGAAGAACTGTTAGATATGCTAGAATTAGAAAACCCAAGCGACGATGATATTGTCAATGCGACTGAATTCTATAAAACAAAATTTCGTCACGAGGAGAATGAATCAATGCATGATTTCATGGTCCAAGTTCAGAGGCATCTTTTAGATTTTCTTGAAAGTATGAGTGATGAAGAGAGTCTAAGTGACAACGAAGAAAATATAGATGCACCCAAGAATTTACGGAATCTTTCTCTCCCTGCCAATAAAGTCCCTGAAATAGAGGAAGAGGCTGAAAATGACATTGAACTTGAGGCAGAAGATCTTGAAGAAGATGATGCATCAGAAAAGACGTCAGATAAACCATCTGAATTTATCACAGAGACAAAGAAGGATACCAAAGTAGATTTTGTAAACAACAATCATTCTGTTTTGCAAATGAGTGAAGAAAAGCGACGAGAGCAGTATACAGTACCTGTATCCCAAGGTGTAATGAACCCGAATTTGAAGAATACTGTCACAAAAATGATTAATATTGACTCTCAGTATCGCCAAGATGCGACAATGTACAACGCGAATGGAAACCGTTCCACTAGTTTTAATATTGATTTGTCTGAACCGTTATCAAATGTATTGCATATGCGTATGTATAGTCTACAAATACCGTACGCATGGTATGTGTTTGATGAGGCGTATGGTACTAACATTTTTTGGATAGAAACCGAAAATGGAGTATATGATATAACATTTGATTCGGGTAATTACAGCATAGACGAATTGACCAGTGTGTTGAACCAGGTGACGATCAATTCGCAGCAATTATTCACTTTTGGTCACAATAAAAATACCGGCAAAGTGTCAGTATCGCTAGATGCATCCGTACGAACAATTACTTTTTATGATATCACCAAAAATGCTGCAATGAAACGCAACAATAACTTGGGGTGGATGCTTGGTTTCCGCGAACAATCGTACTCGAATTTATCAGATGTAGATGTATCGTGGAATCATACTGGAGAAGCAATTGCTGATATTTATGGAACAAAATACATCATGATATACTTGGACGATTTCAATCAAAATCGCGTGAATAGTAATCTCGTGAACATTCAAGACACTCGTCGCACAAAATTATCTGTACCGAATTATTTCGCAAGAGACATGTCCAACAATACGACTGATGATGGAGTATTTCAAGTGTTTCCTGAGGCTCCACGGAAGTTGACGCAGAATCAAATATACGCCATCAATGAGATATACGCAAACAAGAAAATAGACGATTCGCAAACACAATTATCGGCACCATCTACCAGTGATATTTTTTGTATTGTTCCAGTGAAACGAAATAATATGGCAGTTGGTGATGCATTTATCGAGTATGGTGGTTCGCTACAAGTAAATGAACGAAGTTATTTTGGACCTGTTCAAATATCACGCTTTAAGGTACAGCTACTTGATGATAAAGGAAATGTCATGAATTTGAACGGTTGTGATTGGTCGTTTGGAATGGTGTGTGAAATGTTGTATCAGTATTAGTGGAATCAACTTCGTGATGCCTGTATAGCCTGTATAGCCTGTATAAACAAAATAATATATAGATGTAATATATGCCTACGCCTACAGACTTGGACATGTATAATAAAATAAAGGCTAACGTGTATAAAGAAATTCCAAAGCACAGTGCATACCGCAGTGGAATTGTCGTCCAAAAATATAAAGATGAATTCGCAAAAAGATACCCACAACAGGAACCATACATTGGAGAGAAACCTAAGAAGAAAGGATTGACAAGGTGGTTCAATGAGAAGTGGGTGAATCAGCGTGGTGATATCGGTTACAAGAACAAAAATGATATCTATCGACCCAGTATTCGTGTGACAAAGAAGACGCCGACGACACACAATGAGATATCTGATAAGGAATTAGCACGTGCTCGCCGAGAAAAATATACAAAGGGACGTGTAAAGCGATTCCACGCAAAGGTAAACCGTACACGAAAATTATCAACCAAAAAAGGAGGTAAAGCTAAAGATAAAACACATTCTAGAAAAGCCTATCCTACGAAACGTAATGGATATTATTTCTTCTCTGATTATCCAACCTTTCGCCCGAACCTTAGTCCGCATGAGATGTTTGCGTTGGGTAGTTTTGGGGGGACTTACTGGCGACCTATTCACAGCAATGTCACAAAGCAACAATACAAAAATGTTCATCACCAATATCCGAGCTCATGGTGGAAAGGCATTCCTGAGAATCATCTATCGGACCCAACATATGACAACGAAAAGAACAAATACAAAGTGAAAGTGGGAACTACATTACGTTTTTGGGAAGAGAAAAAATGGATTAAGTCATCTCATCCTTATGGATGGGTGCATTGGTATTGTGATTTCTTCATGGGAAAGCGTAGTGAAGACGACGAGCGTCAGATTGCACGATGGGAAGCACTCGCTGGTCCTCGTGGAAGATTCATGCGATTTTTAGTCACGCTCATACTGAAAAAAGGTGTAGAGCATTGGAAAGACGAGAGCATCAGCCCGAAGATTCGTCAAGTGTTACAACATTGGGCGTATACATTGACAAAGAAAGACTTGGATAAGGAAATAGAGCGTCGACGAAAGTAAGTAGATGAATTGCTTTTCAAATTAAATCATCTCATGATATATTACATTATGTATGAAAACATCATTGCAATACCATACCGCGATCGTGAAGAGCACTTGGAATATTTTATCACCAATACAGTTCCTCTTATACAGAAGTGTTTACCGAATAGTAAAATTGTAGTGGTGGAACAAAATGAAGGAAAGCTATTCAATCGTGGAGCAGTACTGAATGTTGCATTCAGAGAATACAAAAATAAAACTAAATATTTTTTTACACACGATGTTGATATAAATCCTACAAAAGAAGCTGTCCAAGGAATATACACGAGAGATAACATTGATATTTATCGAATTTATTCTGCACATACTACGTCACTCGGTGGTGTTATCAAAGTGCAACATGATACCATGATCAATATAAATGGTTTCCCCAATTATATATGGGGGTGGGGTATTGAAGATAGAGCACTATATTTTAGAAGTATAATTAAGCAACATATGATCGTAACTAACAATGATAAAAGAACATTCAAAATTCTCAAGCACATGCCATCATCGTCGGGTTATGGAGGTGTAAAAAAACAATATTCAGATATGTGGAGAAAAGCCAATATTGATAAACTAGATGACGAACAAAAAGATGAAATGATAATGAGTTCTGGATTGAATAACTTGGAATATACTATAATTGACCGAAAAATGATTCACGATATAGTAGAAATTATCAAGGTTGATATTTAATCATTACCTCATCAACGCATATTGTATATATATTATTTATTTATTATATAATTATATTTTTCATATAATTATATTTTTCATATAATTATATATAAATGAAGAGATGTTTATTAATGTTTTTTGGATTACCACGAACAATTGCGAACTGTTCAGGTAATATAAATAAAAATTTAATAGATGAAAATAAAGAAGATTGCGAGTTCACAATAATCATTTCCACTGATTTAGACGGGAGAGAACAACCTAAATGGGATGGCAAACGAAAAAGCACGAAATATGAACAATCTATTCTAGAAACTAAATTACATACCTTATATCATAATATCAAAGCAATATTATATTTATCAGGACCATCGTTTCATTATTCTCCATTTGGGGGCAAAAGTATAACAATAGTGTATGAACGACTTGCACAATTACTTACTCATGAAAAGAATAATACTTACGACTATTATGTTTTTTCTAGAACGGATATTAAACTTTTACAACCTATCAGACTAAATGATTATAATAATAAGTTTTCTATGATAACACGTGGTCCAAATAAAGGGGGTGGAGGACAGTTTTACGTAAGAGATTGGGATTACATGTGGATTGGATGTGAAAAAGCTTTCAAATTATGGTGTATAAATATGTTGAAATACGGAAATATCATGACATCAAATAAAGAAACTAAAATAAGTTACGAAGATTTACTAGATAATAATAAATACATATACAATGACGTTGCAAAGCACAATGATATTTCAGAAGAAGACATATTGAAAAATGTTAGTAAATATGGTGCTGAATTGGGTCCTAAACCAAGGAATGTTGCAGAAAGGTATTTTACTTCTTATGTCAAATTGTTTCATAGATTAATGATGTTATTGGAAGAACATAACTGTACTTTTGAAATTGGTAAAAGGTTCACACAAGTATGTCGTTGATATTATGTATTCTCTATATAATGATAAAATACATATTCGTCATCCCTATCTTGTAACGAATTGGCTTGTCTATATCCGTCAAATCCCAATTTTAAAATATCTATCAATTCTTTGTCAAGTTCTATATTATCTTTGAATAGATGATTTTTCATATAACAAAACATCAAATATAAATTGTGTGACGATTGACGAGTTTTGTATAGATGAATTAATTTTCTATTAGATCTGATATCAACATCTTCTCTATAACATTTTGAGTGTCCGTCATTGAATAACGTAAATCCTGTAATATATACTTTGGATGGGTTCATTTTTAAAATATCAATTATGCACGATAATCCGGTTGTAGGTCTGCATCCAATATATTTTTCTAAATTTATATAATCATCTTTATCAACACAGCAACTGGATTTCAGAATATCATCATGTATATTATTAAAATCCATGATTGTGCCATTACGAAAAGATGAAACACTTTTATCCATATATGGAAATGCGAATACTATTTTAGTTTTATCTAATATATTTGGATTTAATTTCCCTCCATTGCTTTGATTTTGGTTTATAGAATGATATAAAATATCTGTTCTACTACCAAATATTTCTGGTGATTTCTCCATATTTATTCCTTTGTTCAATCTCACAATTATATCATACTTGTCGATTAATGGTCCAAACATTTTCTTCTCTAAGTAAGGTGCTGGACCAACAATACAAACTGATTTCGCACTTATGTATGATTCTAGTTTTTCACGATTGAAAGAATTATTTTGAAGAAATAATTTCATTTATAATGTTACAAAGAATAGAAATGAAAAAAAAATACTATTAGTATCTATAAGAAATGCAAAAGAAACTTATAGCTGTTATACCTACGAGAGAGGGATCATTAAGAATAAAAGAAAAGAACACCAGAGAGTTTGGAGACTCAAATTTATTAGCGATAACTATTCAAAAATTATTAAAAGTAAAAAGATTATATAAAATAATTGTTTCTAGTAATGATAAATGTAGTAAACAAATTTGCGAACAATATGATTCAATAATTTATGAAGAACGTGATGAAATCTTTTGTACGAGTGATTGTAAAGCATCAGTATGGAATTGCGAATTAGCAAATATTGTTTTGAAACATGGAGGTACACATATGATGTTCTGTCATTGTACGTGTCCTTTTATACAAACATCTACATACGCAAACATTATTGATTTATTCCATAATGAAAAATCCTATGATTCATTTGTATCATGTCATAAATTACAAAAACATTTGTGGCATGAAGTTAATGGTAATTTTTTACCATTAAATTATGAATTACATGATGTGCCACGTTCACAGGATATAAACCCAATTTATATACCTACGTGGGGATGCGTAATATCAAAAGCTATTGATATCTTATCAAGTAAATCACTTATAGGGAGAAACCCATATTTTGTATACTTGAATCAATTTGAATCTTTGGATCTTGATGAAAGTCTTGAGTTTTTAACTGCATCAATCATTGCTAATATGGGGTTCACAAGAACAGAAGACATAAATCAGTATGTTAACACACAATTCAATAATAAATGTGAACTACTAGATTGTACTATAAGGGACGGTGGATATACTAATAACTGGTCATTTGATGATATATTTGTTAAAGATAGTCATATATTAGCGAATCAAATGGGTGTAGACTATTTTGAAATAGGGTTTCGAAATAACTTAACAACCAACAAAGGTAAATACTATAATATAAGTGATCAGGATATCAATAAATTAAATTTGAACTCATCACCGAAATTAAGTATTATGGTGACTACTGATAGATTTACTTCAGATGTATTTAGTGAGAAGATGGAATCTCCAATATCATTAGTGCGTGTGTTATTACATCGAGATAATAATAACTACAATTATGATAAAGCAATTCATATATGTAAGGATTTATTCATGAAGGGATATGAGGTTTCTATAAATATAGCGAATTGTGAGAGTTTAACTAGTCATGACATTAAAGATATTATAAATATGTATAACGTTTTAGAAAATAATATAAAATGTATATACTTAGCCGATACCTTTGGTAATTGTAGACCAAAACAGATAACAAAATATAAAATTCTTTTTGGAGATGTACCATTAGGTTTTCATTCACATAATAATTCTAGGAATGCTCTATCTAACACGTTACAAGCAATGGACGATAAGTATTGTATGATAGATTCTTGTATAACTGGCCTTGGTAAAAATTGTGGAAATTGTAAAACAGAAGATATAGCATTTTATAAAATCAATAATTTCAGTTATGTAAAACACTTTATGAATTACATTTCAAAGTACTACATCAGTAGTTACGATGATACATGCTTATCACAGTTATACTTCATATGTGGTATAAATAATATTCATTCAGATTATATACATTCTATCAAATTAAAATTTCCAAAAGATACATATATGGATATTGTGGATAAATTATTGATCTTAAACGAGTATAAGACGAAATACGATTTGACAAGTAGTTCGTGTAATACAAGTTTAATTGATAAAATCTTAATATAGTGTATAATACAAGATGATAATTTTTGTTGATATTGATGATACTATATGTTATTATAATGGAGACAAAAGTGACTATAATAACGCTATACCCTATCATGATAGAATAAATAAAATTAATAAATTATATGACGATGGTAATACTATTGTATATTGGACGGCACGAGGAAGTAAAACAGGTATGTTGTGGTTCCATACTACATTAAAGCAGTTGACTGAATGGGGATGCAAATTTCATGAATTGAGATTAGGTAAACCCGTATATGATTTATTCATTGATGATAAAAATATTGAAAGTGACGTATATTTCAATTCTTAATTATTTGACGAATAAGAAATAATTTAATTAATCAAACTATTTTCTAGTACATAAATGCCATTGGCATTCTATCTGTGTTTTTCCCAAAAAGGATTCTAAAATTTGAAAATGTTTACTAAGATACATTTTGAATTCGTCAAAAGTCCATTCTCTCACATGGGCTACATTTTTTGGTGGTTCATATCTCTTGTATCCGAAATGCTTGATTAAAACTTCCAGACAAGGCGTTGAAATTAAAAAATGGTTACATGAAAATGTTTTCATGTAGTTTATCAATTCATCAGGGTCTAATATATGTTCTATGACATCGGAAGACATTATTAAATCACATTTTTTATCACTATCGTTATTGAAGGATGACGATGGTTCGCCACTATTTATCCATTTATTATCAGGATAAGTTTTCCGAAGAAAGCTTATACTAGGTTCAGTTTCATATCCAATTGTTTCATATTCCCCGAGGTATTTTATTAATTTGTAACCTGAACCACAACCAATATCAATAATTTTCTTAAAATCGTATTTTTTCATCACTTCATTTGCATATACATATACTTCTTTCTGCCATTTATCATTGTGATTTTTGGAATCATCAAAATGCTTGTTATTAGGTCTGATTTTGTAAGCAATTGGTTTACAATATTTGTCCACCAAATCATCCATTTTATTTCATATAAGAGATATCTTTAAATTCATATTGCCATACTTCTAAACCAACTACTATAGCCTCCACTGGGAATCGAACCCAGGATCTTCAGTTTACAAGACTGATGCTGTACCACTAAGCCATGGAGGCAAATATTAAATTACCGAATTGAGAGCGACGGATCTCACCAGTAGCATCCATTTTCGATACTATCATAACCTTGAGGTCGCTCTGATGGGGATGGACGTAGCCATGGTGTCTTGAAACGTTTACTTATTTCTAAGACTTCTGAGTTTTTTTCCCAACGACCACCCATGACTCCGAAATACATTTGTAAAATTCCACCCATATGGATACTTGATTTATTCAAGTTCTTATAAATGAAGTGAGAAAGAATAGCACCATAACCACCGCAACTGATAAGAGCTACATCAAATTTATCTCTAATGTTTCGCACTCGCTTACACAAGTCTACATAATGTAGCATCCACGATCCAGATGAAGCGGAACCATTTGTTTGTGGTGGTTTGATTAATATGAATTTGCAAGAAGGGAATAACTCGTATCCTCCGAATAATTTTTTCACTCGTCTAAGTTGTAGTGACATAGTTTCTTCGAAAGAAGTGACAATGAGAACACGCTTTCCTTTCAACGCGTGAGTAAAATGTAACGAACCCGTCAGGATGTTCTTAAATGGATTTATTAGTGTAGATGATGCTAATGATGGTCGTTTTAAAATATGATTTACTGCTGAAACCGAGGGGTATGCTTGTGCAACGTTGGTATCATCAGGCCAATTCCAATACACATCAGCGTCGTGGAAACATTCGTAATATAGTCGTCTATAATACTGCATGTCGTTATCTGAAGTCACTTCGATTCCAGCGTTCTTTTTGAGTGTAATAATTTCACGCTCACCAGGAAATCCTTTCAAACATTGTTGGAAAACTATTTCATTTTCTATACCACCAATACGTGGTATATAGAATATCTCTTTATTTTGAAATTTATCAAGAATATAATTGTACAAATCATCATTACTCATTTCTTTCACAGAACCAATGAAATAGGAAAGATATGGTACT